ATGCTGTACCATTACCAGCAGGTGCAGAACTTACGACTCCAGTAGCAATAGTTACGCCACCACTTGTAGTCTCAAACTTTTTACTGTTGTCGTGATATAACTCTACTGCTCCATCTGCTTTTGCAATAAGCATATTTTCATCTGTTGCTGTCGCTAAAATTACTTGATTACCACTATCCGCAGTCACTTTTCCTCTTACAGCACTGCTGTTTGTAATCAACTCAATTTCAACAACACTCCCATCGTCAACTACTTTTATGCCGTCAGCAAAAGTCTCAAACTTTTTACTGTTGTCGTGATATAGCTCTACGGCTCCGTTTTCTGTAAATACAGCTTGTGTTTCATTAGAAGCAGCATTTTCAATTTTAACTGTAGAACCCGAAAGTATTAATGAACCTGTTCCAACATCCGCAATTTTTGAATTAAAACCTTGGTGAAATATTTCTAAATCTCCACCTGTTCCAAATTTTATTTTATCGTTGTCAGCTATGACAATATCGTTACCATTACTTGCTAAGTCACCGCCTAGCTGTGGTGATGTGTCACCGACTAGATCTGTGTTAACAGTGTTACCAGATGCTGCTGTGATACGTCCCTGAGCGTCTACAGTAATGCTTGGAATAGAAGTTGATGAACCGTAACTACCGGCACTTACAGACGTGTTAGCGAGCTTTGCAGCAGTTACTGCATCGTCTGCAATCTTAGCTGTAGTAACATTGCTGTCAGCTATTTTAGCTGTAGTTACATTTGCGTCTACTATCGAAGCTGTAACAACTGCACTACTTGCAAGTTTAGCTGCTGTAACTGCGTCATCTGCAATCTTAGCTGTAGTTACGTTTGCATCTGTAATCTTTGCAGTCGTGACATTTGAGTCTACAATCTTTGCAGTTGTAACTGACCCGTTCTGTAGTATTGCTGTTGTAACTGTGTTGTTACTTGGTGTACCTATGTTTACTGTGGATCCGATCGTGATAACAAAGATGCTAGCACCACTAACAGGAGCGGAGCCGAATATAATGTCAGCACCACTAACCGCAAAGCCCTCGCTTGGCTGGCTGGATCCACTGTTAGGTTTCTGAACGACTCCATCGACGCTAACGAGATGTTGTTCTGCATTAGTTCCAGCGTTGCTAAGTGTAAATCTATAAGCTGTTCCATTTGGTGTTGCACTTCCTCCTCCAGTTGCTGATGAACTAGATATTGTATTGATAAAAAAGTTACCTACTGACTGTGCTTCTTCCCACGCAGAGTTTGTTCCGTTATAAACGAGTAACTTACCTGTGCCAGTATTAAAGAATAAATCACCACTATCAAGGCTACTTGTAGGGTTCGACGAACCGACTCTATATCGTTCTGAGAAATCATTAATGTCTCCACTAAGGTTGATAAGGTCATCTTCTTTTAGTGTAGCTTTGTGATAAGTATAGTTCTGACCAGATCCTGTTGATGTTACAATAAAACGTATACCAGCAGCTACAGTTGAACCATGAAAGTTAGAAGCTATGCCTGATATATTTACTGTAGTACCACCAACTGTAGCACCGCTAGCTGTACCACTACCACTTACTGACATGCCACCTGCATCAGCTATACTGATAGCAACACCAGAAGCTGGCTGTGTATTAGGAAAAGAACTCTCGTTTGCTATAGCTTCAAAACCACCAAAAGGTTCTAGCTGTGCAGCTACGTAGTCAACAACAGCACCAGAGGTTGGAAACTTAGTGTCATCATCTGTAATTGTAGTCTGTTTTGCCATACCATCAATCTGGTTGAGGTCGGCTATATCTGCTGTAAGAGCTGTACTGTCAGCAAGTTTTGATGCTGTAGCTGACTGCATACCAGCTAGAGTTGTAAGTTCTCCATCTTGAATTTTGTCAGTTGTAACAGCGTTACTTGCTATCTTAGCTGCTGTTATTTGACTATCTGCAATGTGTGCAGTATCTATACTACCATCAACATAGTGTTCTGAGTTGATACTGTCATCTGCTATTTTAGTTCCGTCAACTGCATCTGCTGCTATCTTAGCTGTAGTAACCTGTAAGTTACCTATGTGTGCAGTATCTATTGACCCATCTACATAATGTTCTGAATCTATACTGTCGTCAGCTATCTTTGCATTTGTAACTGCATCAGCTGCAAGCTTTGCTGTAGTAATATTACTGTCAGCTATCTTAGCTGTAGTTACATTGCTATCTGCTATTTTTGCAGTTGTAACGTTTGCATCTACAAGTTTAGCTGTGGTAATCTGTGCGTCTGCTATGTGAGCTGTATCAATACTGCCATCTACATAGTGTTCAGAGTCAATACTATCATCTGCTATTTTAGCATTTGTAACTGCGTCGTTTGCAATTTTTGCTGTTGTAACAGCTAAATTATCAAGTTTAGCTGTGTTAACTGCTGTGTCCGCTAGTTCACCAGTTGTTACAGCATTTGCTCCTAGCTTAGAAGAATTAACTGAATCATCTGCTATCTTAGCTGTAGTTATAGCAGCATCGTCTATATCATACGAATGTATAAGATTAGGTATTTGCTCTTCTTGTGCTCTGTATAAGAGCTGTGTTGTGTTATTATTTAAGTCAGCTGCTTTTACGGATGACCCTGCTGTAAATGTAGCCTTGGCTGAATCTACATTAGTGTCACGATATATACGTATGTTAGCTGGACTGGATGGTATATTACCTGATGTAAAGACTACGTTACCGCCACCTGTAGTAGTGTAGCCGGTAATGTTGTAGTGTGTACTTGTTGTTTTAAGTACGCCATCTACACGAACTTTGACATCAGATTCTTGATATGAAGGGAAAGAAAACGACTTAGTAGCGTTCCCATCCCCAGTGTATTCTACGAATGTTGTTGCCATTTATTTGTATATGTTGAGGAGGTTAGCTGTTGTATTACGTTTTTGTAGTCGTGCTACATCTTTACGTCTTTGCTCTTCTATTAGCTTAAGTATATCAGAATCGTTTTTGATAGATGCCCATGCAACTCTACGTGCTCTTTGGAATAATCTATCTATAGCTCTGTTATGCCAATAATCTCTAGCATTGAAATCAGCTCTTCTACCAGATCTAATATCTTCATACATCTGTTTCATAGATGCAATAGCTTGTGGATTTCTGGCTAATTTATCTAGTTCACGTTCTAAGTTTTGTAAACCTATAGCTCGTTGAAACTTAGATCTAATTTCTGGTTGGTCAGTTAGATTTGTACTATCAGGTGCGTAGTATGTGGACAAACGTAAATCATAACCACTATCAAATAGAAAGTTGCGACCCTCTGTTTGATCTAGATTAAGAGTTATAGGACTAACAGCATTATATGCACGAGTCATAAAGTCCCAATCTTTAATTGGTTTACCATTGAGCATGTCATACTTAATCGGTAAAGGTTTAGCTAGTGGGTTTATATTAGCAAGAGCCTCTGTTATTTGGTTACGGTTACGTATAGACTGTCTGATACCAGATCCAATCTCACGCATGTATGGGTTAAATAATCTACCTAGTTCGTTACGTAAACCAGCTAGTGGTACAGTATTGTTTAGTAAGTTTGCTCCAATACGTGGGCCTTGGCCGGGTCTACCACCAAATAAATCTACAAACGATTGTATACCAGCTAAATATGATTTACTTGTTACAGCTTGTGCTACAACCAGTGAGATTTTACCTAGTTCGTTTTCTGTCCACTCTTCACCCATAAGTTCACTTGCGTCACCTACGTCAGCGATTGTAGACATAATAAGGTTAAATGGCTCAAAGTTATCATAACCAACACGTACAGCACCGAGCTTAATTGTTCTTGGTTCCCACTTACCATCTAACCACATCTGTCTTTTCTGTCTGTCAACAGGGCCATTACCATTAAGATCACCACGCATCCATGCCTGTGTAGCCATAAATACTACAGCAGAACCTATTGCTAGCCTACCTTGTTGTAAAGCTCTTGCGTTAGCTAGCTCTTCAACAGTAAATATACCATACTTAGATACACTGCTTAAATCAGCTGGGTTTGCAAATGCAATGTCGTTAAACTCTTTGACTAAGAAGTTAAAACCGGGTGTGTATTTACCTGTAAGTGCAAGTCCATTTACACCAGTTCTAGCAAACAAAAAGAATGGTTTAGCTAGTGGTGTAGCAGTAAACACATCGTTTAGACCCTTTGCAAAGCCTGTAAGTTCCTGTGTAAGTGTAACTTCTTTACGTGCAAAGTTAGTTGCTTCATCTGTAAGATTACCAGCAGAGTCAAACACTTGTGCATAGAAGTCATCTTCGTATGCTCTCATTAACTCTTTAGTTACCTTGGGTGTTTTATAGCCACCTTCTTGTAGCTCCATAACTCTACGCATAGCCTTTTCACGCATCTTAGCACGGCCTAATACATATGCAAAGGCATCGTCAGTTGCAGCCATGATCTTTGTAGAGTATGTCAACAAGTTGTTATTATTCATAGACCTAGCCATATTAGCAAGTCTAAATGCAGCCTGTTCTCCGGGTGTAGCTCTACCACTATCTTCTGCCCATCTACGTAGTATCTCCCAGTTATCGTCACCTCTTGTATAATCAGAGAATCGTGTCTTGATAGTTCTTAGATCACCTTTCCAGTAAGAATTTAGTTTAGTTCTAAATATTTTAAATGAGTCTGGTATAGCTTCGACCATACCGTTGACAGCTGCAAGACTAGCTTTGAGTCCACGAGTGTCACCAGTAAATGGTGCTTTTACAGCATAGCCTAACGCAGTTGCAAGAGGTCTTAGTAATGTTGCAGTTGATGTACCCATGATAGCTCGCATTGGAGTTTTAGGGCCAGATAGAATACTATTAGTCATTACACCTTCTAGCTCTCTAATAATAGCACCAGTACGATCTACACCATTTGGTTTTAACTTACCACCTTTTAACAAGGTACGCATAAGATTATCAAAGTCATCAAGTGAGTTGACATCATCCATCATAGAAAACGCTTCAAACAATGCGTTCAATAAGTTATCATCTGTATCGTCTTTTGCAAGATTTAGTACAGACGTTATAGCTTCTTTTGCATCTTCTACTTCTTGTTTTACTACAGCATCTAGTGCTTCTTTTCTAGCTTTACCAGCACCCAAAGCTCTAAACGAATCAGACTTGATAAATCTAGCTTTCTTTGTTTGGTACAATGCAGTTAGCATAGTATCTACAATCTGTTTAGCTGGGCCGTCTATGTCATTTAGATCAACTAAGTCAGCTATTTCTCTACCAGCAATACCAGTATCACGTAGCTGTTTCATTAGTGTACCTAGTACAAGGTCAGCAACAACTACGTTTTTAGATGTCCAGTTTTCAAAACCATCAATAACATCGTTAGTTTCAAACAACTCTTTTAGATATTCTTCTGGCGACATATCAACAGGATTTCTACCCTGTGTAATACGTTGGTGTGCTTCGATAGCTTCTCTATAGGTATTAACTAGAGCCTTTCTACTACCTTTTGCTTTTTCTAGTTCTTTTGCAAACTTCTCACTACTAAATAAACCACGTAAAACACGCTCAACTGTTTCATCATCTGTAGCACCTTCTCGTGCTATACGCTCACGTTCTACTGGTGTTGTTACACTACCTGTAGATCCTTCTTCTGAGCCCCAGTCTTTACGAGTCTTGGATAGCTGTTCTCTAGCTACCTGTGGTTCTACTTCTGATACGTGTGCAGATTGATGTGGTTCTGCTAGTGGTAAGTTTTTGTCTGCTCTAAACTCAGCATCTCCTTGTCTTAATTGTGCAATACCAGCTTCTATGTGCTGTTTCTTAAGACTTCTATTTCGTTTTACAATCTGATCTACAGACTCTTTACTACCTCTCTTCAAGGCATATGCAAGTCCATCAAATATAAGACCTATGCCCATACCTTCTACGATGTTTTTAACTTTCATCATAACAGGATGGTCTGTATCTTTTGTAGACAAAGGCGTATCTACCCAACCATATCGGTCACGTAATGCACCTAATGCGTTTTGTTCATCTGATTCTTTTGATATAAGGTCAGATACAGCTCCAATAGCTGCACCTCTAACAAGACTGCTACTAGCAAATGCTGTGAGTCCAGCTGGTACAGTTATCAGTCCAGTAGCGGCTGCACCTTTTGCTGCTAGTATTGTACCAGCCGCAAGAGATCCAAAGTGTACAAGTCCACGTAACTGTTTACCCCACCATGTATGTGTTTCGATGGGGTTATCGTATGCACCAAAAGGTGTCCAGTCTGGTTTGTAACTACCTGTCTCTTCTCGCTGTTGTTGCATCTCGCCGGACAACGCATCTACTGTACGTTCTCCAAAGGTTGCGAGTGATGATGCAGTGTCTTGTAGTCCACCAGATAAAATGGACTGGCCTTCTTTGATGAGAGCCTTAGCTCCCCATGTTTCAGCGTTGCGAGGGTCAAACTTTACATCGGCAGCTTGCTGCTCGATTTGCTGTGAAGCTTCTTGTTCAACTCGCTCGTCTTCTCTACGCTGGATAAAGGCTTCTGTAGCTTCTTGAGCAGTTTCTTGCATCGCTTCCAGATCGTCTTTATCAAAATTTAGTGTATACTCTTCAGCCATGTTTAACGTCTACCACGTTTAGTTTTCTTTTTAGGTTCGACAACTCTCCTACCTGTTGGGCGTGAGAAGACTATATCAATAAGGTCTTGTGACATTGTAGACCAGTTGCCAAATAAATCTGCTTCTTTCAATGCAGGGAAGAACTCTTCTACCGCTTTTTCTTCAACCTTAGTTAAATCATTTAGTCTCCAAAATGTTTTACCATCTATTTCGACACCACGAATAGCGTTCTTCTGTTCTAATTGTTTTTCATATAATACTGCTAGCATCTGAGTCTGTGTATCTTCGTTAAACTCAGCGTTTCTATCTATCTTACCTGATGACATAATTAGTTTGATTTCACCAGAGGTAAATCCATACCGTCCCCAGTTGGTAGCACCTCGTTTGGATAACATTTCAACGCTAGCCATGTTAAGATTATCACCACCAGTTCTATCTCTTTTTGTACCACCATTTCTACCAAATTCATAGTAACCATCTTCCTGATAATTACCTTCACTATCTCTCTGCCTAGACGCATCAATTACTACAGCTGCTGTGTTACCATCTCTTTTATAAAACAGCCTGATGCCTTTAGATATTGTAGGATTACGTTGCAAGTCAGCAAGTTGAAACTCATTAAGCTCAGGATAAGGATTATCTTTTACAATTCTCATCTTCTCAGGATCATACCCACCAGTAGCAATCAATCTACGCTCCATTAATTTTCTAGGATCTAGTCCTGTTTTCTTTGCTAGGTCTTTCCAAAACTGTGGTACATCGCCTCCTTTTCTAAGAAACCAGAGTCTAGCTTCTTTGAGCTGATCTAGCTCATGTATAGATAAATAACCCTCTGCATCTAGTATAGTATTATCTTGTATAATTTTTGTAGCAATCTGTGCCATGTCAACTTGTGATGTTACATATGGCTGTGCGGCTTCTTTATAGTCACGATCAAGGAGTTTTTTTGTATACTTTGCAATCAAACCATCATTACCATTTGGGCCACCTAATATTTGTGCATCAGTTGCATTTGCGTTATCACGTCTGTCTAAATAATACTGTTCTTCTAAAGCTCCAAATGCTTTGTCAAGTTCAAAACCTTCTAATGTAGTTAGTTTGTAACCTGATTCTTTGCCTTTTGCTCCAAGTGCTAAGTTTGTTGAAAACGAGTTTTTCATTTCCTCTTTTACATTATCTAAGAAGTTAGCTTTACCAATACGGTTTGAGTAACTAGAATTACTAAATCTAGTACCTGTTTGAGTCTTTGAGTAACCACCTTTTATATATTCTGGAAACTCTGTAAATCTTAGTATTGGATCGTTAGCCCAGTCTGTTTCTAAATCAGCATATCGTTCTGGTGGTATATCATCAAAGCTACCATATTCTTGTAGTAATGGCAATACTTTAGTTTCATAGAATCTATCGCTAGCTTTCTTGACCTTTGTATTAGGGTCTTGTTGTACAGAATCTATAGCTCTATCAATATCTGAGATTGCTGTATCAATAAACTGATCGTTGTTACCAATCTGTAACTCGTTAAAAGCTACCTGTTTACCTTGCTGTTGTTTGCTTGTAAATCTAAGAACATCTTTAAAATTTACACCATCAGTAGGTAACAAGTCACCATTTCTAATTTGTGTAGCTACGCTTGTAGTCAAGAACTGTAAAGCTCGTTTACGATCTAGATTCTTACGTAACATAATACGCTCAACTAGACCGCCCGTACCATCAATATTAGGTTGGAACTCAACTTGATTTGGGCCAGCTGGTATATAACTTTGTATAGTGTCTTTGATATCAAACTGTACTTTCTTATCAGCTCTTTGACTCGCAAGTCTATCTCTTCTACCTTCCCATGCTTGTAGTGTATTTTCTTTACGAGCAACCATTTGTGGGTATAGCTCGTTACGAAACATCTTTCTAAACTGTGGACTATCTGTATCTATGCCAGCTTTTTGTGCTGCTACAAATAGAGATAGAACTGCTATTTCTTCAGATCCTCCGTATAGATCTTTAGCTTCTGCTAGAGTTTCAATTTCATCCCAACCATTTTTATATAGCATTTCTTTGATACCACCATAGAAACCACCATCGTCAATTACAGCCTGTTTAAACTGTCTGACACTCATTTCTACACCATCTGGTTGGTCAAGAACACTTAAGAAGTCTTTTTGTGAAGGAGATATTTTATCATTTGCAACTTCATTATAAAACTGAGCATCTTCAAACTTAAACTGATCTTCATTTAACATTTCTAAAGATCTATCAGCCATCGTCATACGAAGATTAGCTTGTGCAATATTATCACGTACTGATTTAGTTTGTCGTCTAACTTCTCTAAACTCAGCAACTTTACCTGTAAGCTCGGCTATTGCATTTAAGTTAGCATCACGACTCTTCTGTTGCAATTCTGCAATCTGAACCATTTGGTCGAAGAAATCTTTTGTATCTAATATATTCTCATCAATTCTATCATTAACTGCCTGAGTTAAATCAGCTTCTGTTCTTTCGTAATTGTCAAGCTCAGGTAGCCTATCTCTAGGCGTACCTATAACTCTGGAAAATGAATCGGTCATAATTTAAAAATCATAAAATGATGGTAGACCAGCTGGGCCTCGGTTAAAACCTGCAAAGACATTCCCTCCACCAGTAGGTAAATCAGGTACAGGTAGCTTAGGAGCAAACGCACCCGGGAAAGCAGTTTTAAAGCTTGAAGCCATACTTAAACCTGTACTTAGTAGTTGTAAAGCACCACCTAATCTATTAGTTGGAGGCATCATAACAGGAGCACCATAGCTTGCTGGTAGTCCTAGTTGTTCTCTTGCTTGAGCGTTAGCAGCTAGATACTTACGTCTTGCACCTTCTTGTGCATACGCCATGTTTCGACCATACATATTGTCTACAACTGCATCAACTTCAGCTCTTTTTGATAGTAATGCTTGGTATTTTTTCAGACCAAATCGTGAAGAACGTCCACCTTCATTTACACTTTTGTTTGCAAAGTACCTACGGGCAACGTCCTGTACGGCTAATCTACCCTGACCAGCTGTATAGATTGCCTTTACTTGGGCATCAGCTAGGTCACGACTGTAACCGATTATGTTTCTGTTTTGTGTTCTGTCTAGCTGTGTTTCTTTGTTAAAAAACTTTAGCTTTTCTTGAGCATAAATAGCGTCTTTTTGACGAGCTCTTTCTCTAGCAGCGGCTCTAGCCCCTGCGTTAGCATCCATGCACACGGCAAAATTCAATAAATGTTACATTGTTTGGCCCATGTTTTAACTTACGTAAAAACTTAAAGCCTAGAAACTTAAGTAATTTTAAATGTACCTTGTTTCTGCTATCAACTATATTCCAGAGGAGGGGCTCAGTACGGCTATCGACATACCGCTTGGCCTCTCTTGCAAATGTAATTGGGTATCGGTGTATATCAGGAGTGCAAAGCATCCATATATCACCTTCTTCTCCTACTCCAGCCATGCCAGCAGTCTTGCCGTCAGGCACTGTAAAATACACGTAGGAGGGGTTGTGAGTCATCAAAGAAGGTAATAGGGCTATTGGTACTCCATGGCCTTCTTCGACCTCTCTGCGGTCATCTGAACGTAAATTAGAGGCAACCTCGGTGGCAGCCTCCAATGTAAGTGGGTGTATATAATTAGACACGTTTATAATATTTGGGTGAATAGTCACCTTCCCAAGATACAGAACGTAATGTAGCTGGAGCTGGGTGAGATGATCTGAGGGTTACATCTACGTTTGTGTTTCTTTCGTAGACTGGGACAGTTTTGATAAACTCTTCGAGATATGGTGCATCAGATGCGTCGTACTCGTCAAGTTCTGTTGATTCATATACTTCTGTGTAGTCGTTTTTACCGACTCGTTCAAGTGTTGTTTCATAAAGTCCTATTTTACCAAAGTGAAATTTAATTCTATGTAAGACTAAAGATGAGTTTACATCAGCTCTAGAACTTCTACCATCTGTTTTTGTAGGATAGAATGTTGGAAACTTCACTTCATATGGGTATATGTAACCTATAGTAAGTGTTGCACCAGACCAGTTACCGGGTAAAGTAAAGCTAGTGCCACTGACTGTAGGCTTTGCGTATCTACCAACTCGTGCTGAGTTAGTGTTTGTGTCAATCACAACTAAATCGTGGTTAGGTGTGGTAACTGTATTCAACCAGCTGACACCAGAAAAGGTTGTCAGATTCGTAGTTGAGTTAAAGCTGCCGCCGCTAACAGTAGTATGATTATCCACATGTAATAAGAAGTCGACATTATCTTGTACTATGCTAGGGTCTGTTTCAGTCTGCACCAGTTTTACACTTTGTAAATAGTAATCACTATCTAAAAAGAAATACTCATCATTAATAATAAAATGATATATCAAAGGATTGTTTAGTTTCCATTTGAACCATGCAGCCTGCTGTCTTTGGTCAGCTACTTGAAAGTACTTATAACCAAAAACTTCATCTGAGCCTGTTTTACCTAACAATATTAGAGAGTTTTCTCTCGAGTTTGTAAGTAAATCTATATCTTTTGGTAGTAATGTTGGTACAACTTTACTTACCTCTACAACAGACGGCTCACCTTCTCGTTGTATATTAGCCATCTCATTAAATCGGCTAAATTTACCAGAGTTGTCAACATAAGCTATAGTAGTTCCTAACGATATAGGAGCCATATCTTCATTATAATTAAATGTTGATATACTACGTAACTTAGCTGTATCTGGGTTTAAAACTGTATCATCTGATGCAAGTAGGAATTGTTGGTTTGTGCTAAATACTACCAAACCTGTATTCATTTCTATACCATCAAATAACTCTGAAGGAAACATAGATGCAGCAGATATATCAATCGGGTCAGATGAAGATACAGTAAGAGCTGTTTCATTGAAAAAGTCTGGTAGTCCTAAAGTACCCGGTCGTGAAGTTATAACGTTTTCACCTGACAGCAGTGCTAATCTATTACGAAAGAATAGTACTTTGTTGATACGTGAGCCTACAAATGATGGCATAGGATTAGTTACATCATCACCAATTCTCCGCACCTGATAATCAAAAGGTCTAACTGTAAATGTTGTTGTAGCTGTACGTTGTATAGCAAGTGGCATATTTGTTAACTCTTTAGCTATACTAGGTTTTGCACATTCGACCCAAGATCCAGAACCATCTTTATCATTTTGACCCTCAAATCGAAGATAGTAGTCATCTTCTTCTGCTCTCAAAGCATTATTAACTTTTACAATATAACCATGCTTACATTGGTTAGGTAAGTTTGATACATCATTTACAGACGACTGAAAACATCTCATTAAATCCTCTTCGACTATATTAATAGTAAAAGGGTTTGCACTAGATAAATAAATACCTGTTCCTATATGTTTACCTGTAATGCTAGAGGGTAAAGCGTCTATAATACCACCAATAATAGTATCAGCAGTAACAGCTGTATCAGAATCAAAAGGGGTAGGAGCTGGTCGTATAAGTCCGGAGTGGTTTCCATTAGCAGTAATTGTAGCATTAACTTCTGTTTCTTCGTGATCTTCCACACGTATAGTATAAGTCGCAGCGACTCCATTAGAACTAGAACCAGTTCCAACTGATGCACCGCCAGCTGCCGCATCTAATACAGCAGTTGTAGTATTACCAGTTTCCCAGCCTTCACCACCATGTAGTAAAATTACCTCTCTGTTGTAACTACATCTATAGTTTTCACCATCTGCTCCAGTACTACCAGAAGCTTGATAATTTGGACTAACACCTTGTTGACCTAGAGTATTAATTCTAAATGTTAAGTTTGTTTTACCGGTATCATTTTTACTAAATACCTGTGTACCAATACCGGGGCAGTGACCTGTACCATCACCTTCGTCAAGATTATCACTATCTATTTTAATACGTGTGGCACGTTTAACTGTTGTGACAACTGTACTATTGTTTAGATCTACACCATACTGTCTACCGTTCTCAGTTCGTAGCAATTCTATAAACCCGAAGTGAGCATCTGGTGTAGCATCTGTAGTTCCCGTTGTCCCAACGAGAGTGTTAGCATTAGTAGTATCACGACTATTAACAAAAGTTGTATCATTAATTGTGAGAAACTGTAGGTTTTCTGGTGCACTTGTTGCTAGATAGTTTTGTACTGTTGTCTGATGATTCACGCCGTTATGCGTATAGCTAGTAGTCATCAGCTGTCCATCGCTACAACGCCAGACTCTGACTTGACCGTCAGCAGCTACCTGTCCAATGTAAGATCCTTCTGTCTCATCACGAAAGTAATGGAACCACGAACCTCCACTCTGTACACTCGATAGTGCGTCAGTGCCTATACGTTTAGCACCCGGTCTTTTAAATAGACCTTTGGTTAGATCTGGTATTGCGTTTGTTACCTCTGTTACCTGACCGGGAAACTTTAGCTGGTCAGGCTGTTCTGACATTCCTAGTGAGTATTGAGGGATAGTTTGTGTGATACTTGCCATTATCTCCTTAGATTTTTAAATGGTTGATAAGTTTGATAAGTAGAACCTTCGTCAAATCCAAACATACTATGGTCGCCCTGATTACATTCGTATTCCATAAGAGCTGCTCTTGCAATAGCTTCTTGTTGAGCTAGTAGTTTTACCAACTGAGGGTTTGCAACCAGCTTTGTAGCTGCTACTCTTGAAGCTCTGTATGTTATGTATCTTCTGAAAACAATAGGTAAATCTTCAAAGTTGTATAGTCTGACTACATCTAAGTCAAGATCTTCTGTAAAGACATCTGTATGTTCCATCTTATCGTAGATGAATCCACCACGACGAATAAGATCTTTTGTGCGTCTGGTGTAGTTATCATGTAAATCCATGGAAAGTATGTCATTACCAATCGCTATCTTGCCATTAGTATCTATTGCAAACTTTACATGATATTCTGTATTGTAGTGCCACCCCTCTGCCTGCGTGTCTACGTTGGCATCACGGAGTAGGTTGTATATAAGGGACACCTCTGGGTTATCAAAGTTAAGAGTTGTGAGAGGTGCTTGTCCGATAGCTCCCAGTATAGAGTTCACTGCGGATAGTTCGGTATCGGTGTCAATAGTTGTGGTAGCCATAAGAAAAAGGGAGCCGAAGCCCCCGTATAAAAATAAAAATTAAGCGTTAGCTGGGTATGTAGTACCAAATCCAGATGGCTTAGTTGTTGTTCCAGCGAACAATTCAACACAAGCAGCTGGGTTTAGGAAGTCTGCTCCCATAGCTAATCTTCCAAGGATTACGTCACCTTGGTATACAACTGAAACGTCACCTGAAGTTACCTGAACCTGTGGGCCGATAG